TTCACCTGTTTCTGGAACGAGCGCATCGCCTGTAATTGAAGGCGAGCCAACCGCACCCGTGCCAGCGGAACCACTTGGAGATATATTTGCTGTACCCGTAGCGGTAACGGAATTTATACCAGATGTAGCAGACTCTCCCGTAACACCAACATCTGCGTTCGCCGCAACGACAACACTTCCTACGGCTGTCGTGCCAGCCAGTCCTGTTTCAGGGACAATAGCCGTACCCGTTACGGTAACAGATCCTGTGCCTCCTGTAGCAGCAGAACCGCTTGCAGCAATAACCGCTTCGGCAACAACAGTTACAGAGCCAATACCACTTGTTGCAGAAAGTCCTGTTTCAGGTACATCAGCGTCTGCGGCAACCGTAGTAGAGCCGACGGCTGTCGTGCCAGCCAATCCAGACACATTAAAGATAGCATCTCCAGTAACAGTAACGGAACCTACAGAGCCTGTAGCCGCCGCCGTAGTTGGAGATATATTTGCTTCAGCAACAACTGAAACAGAGCCGACGGAACCTGTAGCCGCCAGCCCTGTCTCTGGAACGTCTGCTGCCGCAAGGACAGTAACCGTGCCGACCGCACTGGTTCCTGCCTCTCCCGTGACAATAACCGGAATAGGTTCGCCCCAAGTGCCTTGGGACCATGTACCTCTACCCCATCCCGCTATTATTGCCATCGGACTTTACCGTTTAGGCAATACGAATAATAGCGTTACTCGCGTCCGCAGCGGGGAATTGAATTGTAAAGTCACCAGCAGTTGATGTCTTATCACCACCAAACGCCAACACAATAACGGCTTTATCTGAAGCACTACTATTGTATATCAACGCTCCGTTTGCTGTGATTGTCGCTGTAGAAAACGTTGAATCTGCGAAATCAGTAAAAGCTGTCGTGCCACTGGTTGTAGGATCAACTCTAGTCAGAGTGTTACCCCCAGCAGAATAACCTGTTCCGCTAACTTCGTTAGTTGTAGCGTAAGCTGTTGTTGAGGCACCTAATGTTGCCGATGAAGTAAAGAGAGCAATTTTAAAAGTGCTGCCCCCTGAGTTCTTAAAGTCGTGTGTTCCCTCAAGAAGTTCTTTCTTAAAAGAAGTACACATTGCTTGCGTGATCGCCATGTCATAATCTCCTTATTGCGTCAGCCAGTTTTGGATGCCCCGCATCATTAAGGGCATTATACACGGTTGTGCGGTCACTGCGAATAGCTTCGCGCATATAATATGCAACCACCTTTTCCATGTGCTTTTGGAACGCTTTTGCCTGATCTTTGATAGCTGGATGTGCAGTATCTGATACGCTGATCAGTTTTTGTACACAGCGTTCTGCAACCTCATCGGGAGTAAATCCTCGATTTTGTGTTGTTTGTACGTTTACAATCGGTTCATCTTGAACATCAAAACTTAATTTAAACATTATTGTTTATCCCTAATAACTTTACCCACTCTGTATTCTTGTGTAACCTCTTTAGCTTCCCCAAGCATTTTAAGGCCCATTACGGCTTCTTGAAAGCGTTTATCATAATTAGCCATAATGTCAGGTTCACCTTTCATAAAAGTGTAAGCCTCCACCAAAGACCCATAAAGCATAGCTAAATCAGCATTTCTACTCAACCAAGTTGTGTCTACAGCAGGGTCTGCCACGGCCGTTAAACTTTGCGGTCTATACAGATATTGAATATCAACGACATAATTTTGATCTGGCGTTGGAGCAAGAATAAAGTTTGCAACATCAAACTGGGCGTAATAACGAGGCGTTCCTTGCACTGAAGCGTCTGGATGAAAAGCCTCTACAAAAGACATGTCTTTAAACTCTAAAAACTCTTTTTTGGAATTATTCGTTAGCGTGATAGAATACGGTGCAAGAAAATCAGTAGGACAACCTAAATACTGATTAGCCGCCGTGGTAACACCCTGAAGATTACGCATAAAAAGATTTAATTGGACGTTTTTTAGAACGCGCTCTTCAGCGTTTTTTATAAAAACAGATAAATTATTTACAAACGTTGTTTCAGTGTTTTCGGTAAAATCCTGAATTGCCTGCTTCAGTTGATTAAAGGTATAACTCATGGTGTGTTCGCTTGGCCTCCCATTCCGCTATGGTTGGTGCAATAGTAGTACAATGTAGGAGCCCCGGCCGCTACTGTTATTTCTGTATAAGATCCCAAGCTGCCCGGAGTTCCAACAGTGACTACACCCGTGGTATACTGTACGCCTCCGCCATGTGTGCCGTCAGATGTTGTTGAAAAACGTAGCGGATGTCCGCTATTGCTAGAATCGCTTTGATCAAAATGGTATATATTACCCTCTAATAAATTCATCGTCGCTTGGGCTGTGCCATTAATATAGTAAACATTACCACTGCCGGGATTAGCAACAGTAACATAAAACGTTGTGACATTAGTAGAAAGAGTAACGGAAGACACCCCGCCCGTTGCAGCCGCCCCTGTAAGAGCTTGATTTACTACTGCTGGAAGCTGAACCGTTACAGTTCCAACCCCACCTAAAGCTTGAGCGCCTAAAGTTTTTGGTAAAAATATTTCAACAGACCCGACCTGTCCCGTTGCAACTAAATCATTATCCGGAGTAACTCCGGATATTTCTTTAAACCCAACCGGATTAAAGCCATACTGTGTTCCCCTTTCACCAATTAAATTCTTAACAGGTCTCGCATCAACCAAAGCTTGAGGGTCGGAGACTTTACGGAAAGGACCTAATTGAGGATGCTTGGGTTCAAATTCATCAGGTCCAACAAGCAAACCGTTCCACTCACGCCTCATAAGCCGGTAGGGGTATTGAAACCCAGACCGGTCGGAAATTGCTAAAGCATTCTTTCCAGAGGCGAATTTACTCATTAGCTGACCCTAAAATACTGAAAATCAGGAACTACGTTGAAAGAAGATCTATCTCTATCCTCAGTCGCAGCCCGATCAAATTCTTCTTCGTAAACCGCTTTTAAAAGCTGAACCCTGTTGGGAGCCCGTTTTAAAGCAATGTAATACGCCAAGCCTGCCGCTAAACAGGGATAAAACCGAAAAGGCATGTCAAGATCGTTTGTGTAAACATCGGCATCCTGTATTCTGGTAAGAGCGTCATAAATTACAACGTCCGTGCTATTTTCAGGAACGGGCCAAACTTTCAAATTGGGCGTAAGCTGACGGTCGAGGAAAAATTGATTAGGTCTACCAGTAGTCGTTTTAGTTGGTATTGCTAAAAATTCGTCACGACTTAATCGCTCAAGCTGAAAGTCTGTTCCGTCTCTACGAACAACTACAGATAAAACATCAATAACGTCTGTTCCCAAATCATACTCACCATCACTGGTAACCATGTTTAGTGTTCGTTGTTTAATAGTCCATTGATTCAAACCTCTGTTAGCCCAATCCGCTAACATAAGATTTAAAGACCTTTTTGCAGTTTTAAGATCATAGCCAGTACGCACCTCTAAGCCACAACGCTCAAAAGCCTCCTCAATGTAGTCGGCTACATCTAACTCAAAGTCTGTGCTTCCTGACAGTGCCATCTTACTTCTTCTTCACTGCTCCGCCGCGACGCATCTTTTTAACCATGCCGCCACCGCGCATCTTCTTTACCATACCACCGCCGCGCATCTTTTTAACCATGCCGCCGCCGCGCATCTTTTTAACACCGTTCTTTTTACGAGGTTTCATTGCCATTTGTCAGTCTCCTATATAGGGTTTGCCTTCGGTTGTACGTGTCAGACACGTTGTAATCACTTCCATAACTATTATAATAACCTCTTTTATTCAATTTGTCTGCTGCAACTTGCAGTTTTGACAGTCTTTGAACAAAAATCATTGCGTACTCAGTGTCCGTTACAGGTTCAAAATCGACTTCTTCTTCAAAATCACTAGGCTCATCGTCAGGATGAAAACCCATAACCCAAATGTCCTTATCAATAAACATACCTTCAGAAATAGCTGTATTTATGTCGTCCAAGTAAGCGTGAAAGTCGTCAGAATTTTTGTCATTGCTTAAATCAATAATAATTGCCAAATCAAAAACGTCTTCAAACTGAGATATAGTGCTATACAAAGTTTGATAATGTTTTTCGTATTTAAAAAGTATAGCTACCTTTTCATCAATGAGAGCCTGTTTGGCATATGGGCAAGCTGGTAAATTGTTAAAAAAAGGGCTGGGCTTTTCCAATACATCTGAGGTCCATTGCGTAATTTCGTCCACAATCTTCTTTTCAACACTCAGTTCTGGAAAAAAACGCCCTACATTCATGATTGAGTCACAGACCCAGACGTTCTTTTACGTCTGTTTGACATTACCATTCCGCATCCTCTTGCAACAGCCGTGCCTTCAATGCGCTTTCCATTAAAAGGGCGTTTCGACTTGGTTGTTGGCACTTCGCCGCCCCTAGCCATCCTGACGGTTGCCGCTTTGGTGTTTGAAACAACCTTTTTACCTTTAGCGCCTTCTCTTTTTTTCTTTTGAGCAGTAGATTTACGCTCCGACTTGCTCAAACTTTGCGCTTTTGAGCGCGGTAAGCAACGATCTGGACGTTTTTTGTTTTTTGAAGTGCCGCAAGGACCAGCAATATTGCCAGAACTGTCTATTCTGACCCAATCTTGGTCTAACCAGTCTTGTAATTTACCCATTATCGGCCCTTTCTCTTACCACCCTTTGATTTTTTGGCATAATTAGGGTCTTTACAATATTTTGAGGCCGCTAAATTAGCATATGCGCTGGGATAAGTATCAAAAGTACGTTGCGCCCAAGCTTTTCCCTCGGGACAGATCTTGCTCCCCTTACTTTTTGAAGAAGCTTTCTTTGATTTTCTTGAGTAATTAGCCATTATATAAACTCCCCTGCAATAGAGGTTGCAATAATTAAAAGAGCGATACCCCAAAGACGAACGTCAAACTTTTCAAGCTGACGATCAATTTTTTTATACCGCTCATTACACTCTTTTTCGTGCTTTTCCAAAAGCTTCAGTACTTCTTCGACCTTCATCTTACCACGCCTTGCAGGACCAATATCTGGCCGTAAATTTATCTTTCGCGGTATCGCACGAGTGCCTAGCTCGAAAGTTTTTACGCCTTCCGGGCTGCGCTTTTTTAATAGACATATTAGGGTCTCCAAAGCGGACGAGTTTAACCTGCGTTCCCTTTTTTGCAAGAACAGCGCTCTTTTTTGCCTTACCGGGCGTTCTTTTCGGTTTATTGTACCCTGCAAAGGTTTCACCCCTGTAACTTATTCTACCAGAAGGAAGTCGCTTAACATCTTTTGTCGTAGCCATCTTACTTCCTTAATTAAAGAAAAAAGTTACCGCCGTGATGTTTGTCAAAGTGGACACATGAATATCACTAACACGAATGCCATTTGAAGGAATGTTGACCGAGTGAGTATCAGACGCATTGAAATCCAGATCCAAAACGGTGGCCCCGCCATTACCGTCAGTAACGGTAAGGCGAGGTGTCCCAGAAGCTGTCTTCAATTGTATCTGACGAATACGCGCAGGACCGACACCAACAGAGCCCGTGGCAGTAATACGCTTTGCTTTTACATCAGAATCAGACATATTATTTTCCTTTAAACGTCATCAAGTAATACGGCTACCACAGCGTTTGCTGTCGCCGCACTCGACCCATCGTGACCAATTGCGTGAACTTCAGCGACAGTCGTATTTGGAAGACGTGCAAAGAAAGATTCGCTAGGACCAATCTTTACTGCGTCACCCGCTGTGTTTGAAGCTGTGCCCGCATCAAAAACAACGTAAATATCATTTGCTGAATCCACGTTCTTTATGAAAAGCGCTTCAAGCTTGTCACCTGTAGCAACTGCCGTAGGAGAAGTTTGAGAAGCGACTGCGGTGTAGTCAATAAAGTATCCTGCAATCAAATCATTGCTTGACGACTGAACTTGGGTTAATTTGTAGTACCACTTATCGTTTGCGTCTTTCGGGGTAACGGTTGTCGTGGCCTCGATAGTTTTAGCTATCTCATCCGGTAAAACCGTAGCCTTCATGACTATTGTAGCTGCGTCTGCCATGAGAACCTCCTATTAAGCGTTGTTGATGCCTTGGATGTACTCGACTGTAACATAACCCGCGCCACTAGTACCTGCTGAAAAGTTGATGAAAATAGCAACATCACTTGATCCAACATCAGCCCAAGTGTCTGTATCAGCCTTTGTACCGTCAGAACCGTACTTGAAAACATTCGCAGCCGTACCTGCCGCCAACGCTGTAAACAACTCATTAGAAGAAGAGCTTGTCCCCATGCTAATGTTGCCAGCCGCTGTCGCAGTAGTAATGTTAATAATGATTTCAGTAATCTGACTATTGGCGGGAATAACAATTCCTGTATCCGCCGCGGTGGTAGCTTGCGTCCACTCGGCAGTCTGTGCCATTTTGACGAAACCTACGTTTGCTTTATTTGACCCTACGGTTGTTCCTGTAGTGTCTTTAATAGTCCCAGCTTTAATAGGACCTGAAAAAGTTGTTGTACCCATTTGTATCTCCTGTCTGGGTTAGCCAACGACCCCATGTCGTTGTCAGGGATACAGTCACTATAACACAGGAAACAAAAAAAGAAAGGGGCCTTTGCAGGCCCCTCAGTTTTCAGGGAGGAAATCTTTTGCAAAAAGATAACCTCAGTATAGCATACTTTACGCTCCGGGTGTACCGAAAACGCAACGCCAGTCAGAAACACCAAAGCTGTAACGCTCACGTGCCTTGAATCGCATGTTGCCGGTGTCAAAATCACCTTCCATTGCCGTCTTAATTGGCGAACGGTTGAAGTATTTGAAACCATTTGGCGCATCCGTCTTGATGAAGAAAGCGTCTGTGTCTGTTAGGAAGTGGTTTACCACTGCCCCTTCAGGCAACATACCCATGTTCTTCATTGCGTTTGCGTCATTGTCCGCAGTTCCTGAACGTAGGTTTGAGTTAATCACACGCTCTGCAATGAATTGCAGTTCTTTTGGAATGATTAGCTTCATGCCACGTACAGCAATCTTTAGACCACGCTCATCAGTTAGACCTGCGATATCAATCAACATTTGCTCAAGTGAAGTTTCATTCAAATCAGCGGCTGTTGAAAGAAGGTTACGCTGGTTGCCTGATAGGCTTGGGTGAGCGGAAGAACATAGCGCTGCTCCGTCACCGATTGCGTCCGCACCTGTGTTAAACGCGTTGTTTAAGATAGATGCAGCTTTAATTTGCTTTGTCTGCGCCATAGAGCGGGCCAAAGCTTTTGTGTAACGAGATGCAAGACGATCATAAAGATTGTCTTCAATTGCTTCTTCCGTAATTGAGAACGCAAGAGCGATTGTCTCGTGTGTGTAACGCGCAGTGTATGTTTCCTGTGCATCGTCAAAGTTGATGGCAGTGCCTTCGCCTTTAACTGGTGCTGTGGAAAAACCACCAAGCATTACTTCTTCTTCAAATGCACGATCTGAAGATTCCTCTTCAAAAATCTCTGCATGTTCGTTTTCGTAACGAGTGTATTCAAGTCCAAACAAGGCATTCAGGCCGGGTTCCAACTCTTTCGCTAATTGTGCGCGAGAAATAGCCATATTTCAGCCCTCCTTATATGCCAGTTGACAACGACGTTGTTTGCGACGCGGAAGCCGCAACAGGTGCGTTGTGGTGAAAATTGAAACGAACAATGTAGTTCACGCCTGCTTCATCATAATCCAAGTTCGCTTCGTCGCCGGTAAGGCCAACTACACGCATGAATAGTGTCGCAGTTGTTGCAACTGTAGAGATGTCCATCTCTGCGGTTGAACGACCGTTATCTGTTGAACCGGATTGTCCATTTGCTAATGAAACATTCGCAAAAATGTTTGTTAGCGCAGTTGCACGGTCAGTAGAAGTACCGTCTGCTGCAACCATAAACAATTGGTTCGGATTGTCCGCCACAAAGGCTTTTACAGGATGGTTCGTATCAACGCTTGCGTTGTTTGAACCGGGCCAATAGTTTTTAAAGACTGGTTTCTTTGTTGAACTATCAACGTACTCTACGCCCATAAGGACTCCAAGAGCAGGAACTGTACCACCGTTAGCGTTGCCAACACGATCAATTACACCAGCAGCCAGTGGGATAACTGGACCATACTGAAAAATCGCATTAGTATTGTTTGATGCAATCTCATACTGAGTTACACCAGTGGTATTTGCGCCTGCGCCGTTAAGCCCGATAGGACGAAGACCAAAGGCAGTATCTTGATTTGCCATATTACTTTTCTCCTAAAGGGGCAGCCCTAGTTTTTCTGTGGGCCACCGAAGGTTACACGAGA